GGCATAAATTTGAGATGTAGGACCAACATTCTGAATTAAAAAGTATTCAACTACTAACTGAGGAGTTGCACCAGTTTCTAAAGGTCTTAGTATTGTTACTGTTATTGTACCATCTATAGGTACTATTACTTGTTTTGGAAATCCACCAGGAAAAGCTCCTAGTGTATATGAGGTAGTTGTAAATGTTCCTGTATTATCTAAGTAATAAGTTGTAGTAGCATCTTCAGATATAATTCTTACAAAATATCTTTCAGTACAATTAAATGGAGATGCAGACCATACTATATTTAGATAATCACCAGTTTTTACTAAACTACCAACAGATCTAAATGACCTATTTGTTTCTCCAGAGTTTGTTGTAGTGTCAGAAGTTAATAATCCTCCGTAAACAGGATCAGCCTTAGTTCCAACCATTGCTGCTTCAATCCATGCGTCGGCATTATTAGCACTTGACCATGATAAGAACCAGCCATTAGATATTAATTGCTTTACATTATATATTGGACTAAATTGGCTATAAGACTTTTGAGCTCTGTTAAAGCTAACCATTAATGATTGACCTATTTGCTTAAAGTTGTTTGTAGCATCTATTGCAACCGTAGTAGTATTCCCAACATTTTGTGTAGACTGATATGTTCCTGCACTATTATAAACATAATAAGCAATGGTAGATTCTCTAGTCAAAGCACCATAAGCAGTTAAATACCACTTATCCTCTTCATAGAAACATTCCCATCCAAACCTATTACATAGGTATTCTAATATATCGTAGTAGTTTAAATACTCTCCAAATTGCTCCATTAAGTAGTTCTTCTTTAGGTACATATTTTCTATGTTCCTAGAAGTTACATTTGCTGTTTTATAGTATTCATTAATCCATACATCTAAAGTAAACTCTGTTTTAGCAAAGCAATCAATAAGTAAGTCTTTTAAGCTTACTTGTTCATCTGAGTCAAAGCCTATACCATTAACTAAGTTAAAGTAGTATTTCTTGTTTTTAGTCCTAGCTAAACCATCAACAAATGATAATGATAAGCTGTTTAAGGCTACAGGCGAAAATTGTACACTATCGACAGGTATAAAAAATCCTCTCCATATTATAGTACCCCATGTAAAAGAACCATTGTAACTTCCTTTTGTAACGACTATCATATAGTCATTATCATCAGCAGTAAAGAAATCTTGTAATAACTCGGCATAATTAGTGCTTTGAAATTCATTCTTTACTATATTTAAAGTAGCTCTTGTAGCTAGTATTGGTGTATAAGCATTACCCTCTGTATCTATAGTTTCTATGATAAAAGGACTATTAGATGCAGTTAATGGATATACAGTTGCACTAGAATAGCCGTCTTTGTAAATCTGAGCCCTATAGACGGTGTTTGTTCCATCAGGCATAGCATATACATCATCAAATATTATCTCGTATTTTGGGTTTATAAATGCCATTAGAACGTATTATTATTGTTTCTACCTGCTTTGTTCATTAATATCAATAAGTCGTTACCGCTTATTCTAGCTTCTAAAGTTCCACCACCTGAACCACCTATAAGTGATTTAAGCTTATCTAAAGGAGCTACAACCTCAGGATTATGACTTGCTCCAGGATATTCACCCATAAGTCCCATTGTTGGACCTGATATAATACCTCCGTTAGCAAACTTTTTAGGGCTACTTTGTTTTCCTCCGCCACCACTCATTTGACTAACTTTAGAACCTATAAATGACCCAATAGCAATTAAAGCAATACCAGCAACAATAGCTGCAACAGGATTAGCAAAAGCTTTTTTAAATGCATCCATAGCTACTCCATAAGCAATTAACGCTTTACCAATAGTGCTAAGACCTTCTGCTAATAAAGCTAAAAAACCACCAAACAAGTCTACTTTTTCACCAGCAAGTGCTTTTCCTAAGTTTTCAGCAAATCTAGCTATACCACCTTCAATCATTTGCTCAACAGCATTATTTATAGCGTCAGAAGTTACTTGCCATTCATTAGCATAAGCTTTTAAATCATTTATATTTTTTTCTATAGCCTTATCTACAGGTCCAACATCTGAACCAGTTTCTAAAGCTCTAGTTCTCTCTTGATCAAGTCTAATACGTTCTTCTTCTAATGCTTTTATTTGTGACCTTCTCCTATTTCTATTAGCCTTTAATTCTGCGTTTGTTTGATCATTAATTGATTTAACATTATCCTTTACAAAACCATTGTTAATGTTTCTTATAGCATCTCGAATTGCATTTCTATTATCTTCATATATTTTTGCAATTTTATCATTTTTCTTATTAAGCTCTTGTACTTCAATATCATCATATTTCTTTCGTATACCAGCTAATTCATTTCTCCAAGCTATTTCTAATATTGTAGTATCTTCTCCATATTGAGCAGCTAAATTAAGTTTATCTATATAACTTTTAGTTACTAATCTTAATTCTTTATCTTTTTCATCCATTAAAGACAATACTGCGTCACTTTCTGCTTTATTAATCTTTGCTAAATCAGATATTCTTTTTTTAGCAGCTTCAGCTCTATCTCTATCTGCTTTTGCTAAAGCTTCTTTAGCTAATCTTTCTCTTTCTAATTGTTCGGCAGTTTTGGTCTGAAAATCCTTTAATTCTGATTCAGCATTAATATTAGCTTCTTGTATTTTAACATACTTACCAGCTTGTTTTTCTAATTCATTATATGCTTTAGCGTTTTCCTTTAGCAAATTGGTTCTTCTTGCTAACTCTCTATCGTAGTCAGACATTAATCTTATACCATCTTCTGTATAAGTTGCCTCCCTATTAAAGCTTTTAAGGTTTTTCTTGTTAAATTCATCTAACAAATCAGCCCTTTCAACTAAAAGCTTATTTTGTTTTCCAGCTATTTCTTCTAATGTAGATTGAGCAGCTTTTGCTTTAGCGTATGCCCATAATGTTTTAGTTAATTTTTTAAAGGCTGTATCAGCCTTGCCAAGCATTATTTCTTCTTCACTATATCTATCTAATAAGCCTGGATATTCTTCTTTTAATGTTTTAGCTGCCTTTGTTCTATCATCTATAGAAATATTTACATTTTTTGCAGCTTTAAATAACCCTTCTAATTTTACAATCTCTTTACCGTAATTTTCACCAGCTTGTTTTGAATAATCAGAAGATATTTCAACATTTTTATTAAGCTTAAATAAGCCCATATCCCATGCAGTAATAGCTGCAATAACAGCAGATATACCCAAGTATATAGGTCCAGTCATTTTAGCAAATCCACCAGCAACAGCAGGGAGGTTATTTTGTATACCTCTAAATCCGAATGGTAAATCTTGAATAACTAATGCTAGATTAGTCCACTGCATATTATTTTTTCGTAATGAACCAGTAGCTGCATCTAAACCAGCAGGTGTTGGCATTGATGCAGTCATTTTCTTAAAAGCTGAACTTGCTGGATCTACACCATTAGCAGCAAGACTAATAAAATCTTTTTGTAATGCTTTTAAATAACGCCCAGCTTCTACTGAAGCAGGTCCAAATAATTTTACAGCCGCTTCAAAGTTTTTAGCATTTTTTTGCATACTGTTGGTAATCTTAAGAAACTCTTTATCAGTTCCTTTAAATTCACCAATCATTTGGTATAAAGCATCATTAACCCCTTGAAAATCGAGGTTTAATTTTAAGTCTACTTGATTATCTGCCATTATCCTATTTCTTTATATTATCGTATTTTTTTAAGACCTCTTTAAGTTCCTCAGGTGTCATTACCCTCTGTTTTACAAAGTTACGATTATCGCAGTCAAGTGGTAAAAGCTCTTGTGGCTTAATCTTTTTACCTTTTGGAAGTTGTATATTTAGCAAAATAGAAGTTTGCCACCTTGCTCTTAACCATTCTTGTTCTTCTTTATGACGGTAACCATACCATACAAAATCTAACTCAGCCATCGTCATATCCCAAAACAAATGGGGAAGCACTTGGCACTCCCCCATTGTATATCTTTCAATATCAATCCACTCTAATTTTTTTTTACAGCGTCTTTATTAGCTTTTTTATTAGTAGGTTGTTCAACACCACTATTCATGCTTTCTGATAAAGAAGCCATAACATCTTGGAACTTCTTACTACCTAATCCACCCATATCATCAATCCAATCACAAACTTCAATATCTGTAAAGCTTGGAGTTATTCCTTGACTATACAATGGATATTCTGCAGCAGCTTTTAGCAAATTAGTAATAGCATCTAACGATTCATTACCCGATAATGCTTCCGATATGTCTGATGGTCCTATACCTTGTAGTTGACAGAATCTTTTTAAAGACCATGTACAAAACCTCATAGGTATTTTAGTCCCATCGCTTAGGGATAGTTCAAAATGTCCTCTCATATTTTGGTGTTTTTGGTGTTATTATGGGTTAGTAGCCTGAGTTAATTGACCTTGTCCTGTAAAAGAAGCAGAATAAGTAACTGGAGATTCCATATCAGCAGTGATATCTAAGCTTTCTACAAATGCAGAACCAGACCAAATTAAATCTCCTACTATTGGAGTTGAACCAGTAACTGTAGTAAACTTAACTGTAACTACACCTCTTCCGTTTAAAGCAGAGAAAATATCTCCTACTACATAGTTTGTACCTGTTGGTTCAACTGTAGTAAGACCATCTGTAGTCAAAGACCAAGAACGCAAACCTGCGATTTGATCAGCCCATCCACCACTTGATTTAGTTGTTGCATCTGGTAAATCAGCACTTACTGATAAAGAGCAAGATGTAGAGTGAGCTACAACTTCAGTTCCTACTAGAACTACTAGGTTTGTACCGTTAAAAATTCCTGTTGTTGGCATTTTATTTTATTTTAATTTTTTATAATATTTGTGTTACAAAATGATCCATTGTAATTACTCTTCTAAAAACATAAGCCTCATCTACATAGTCAAATGTAGCAATATTGCTTGTCATCTTACGAGTAACTATTTTAAAGTCAGGAGAAGCACTTGGGTAATCTGGCACATTAACGCCTATGATCACTAACAATTCGTTAGCCCACTGGTCTACCGATTTCTGCCCTACTTCACCTGACTTAAAGGTTCTATACACAACATCAAATTGAATAGTAACATCAAAGTTATAACTCTGTTTGTCGCTATTTTCTGCTGTTGTTTGACTGCTTATGAGTAAAAACGGAGGTTCTACATCGTCAGGTGCAATAGTATCGTAAACACCCAAAGAAAAACTCTGTGATGCTAACTTATCTACATAAGCCTTTCGTATAGCTAATCCGCAATCTTTCATTAAGCTTCCGTTTCCTCTTTTACTTCCTCAGGATTTTGCTCTTGAGCAAGCTTTGATAAGAACTGAGTTAAAGGTAAACCATACTTAGTTGGCAATTCTTGGATAAATGCGTCTAATTGTTTTACCTGCTCTTCGTTTAGTGTAATTGTCATGGTATTGATTTTGTACAAATTTAATGAAATATATTTATATAGGATTATCTTACTTTAAAGCTTTTTAAAGTATTTAATAATGTTGCAAATTTCTCATCAAATGTGTTGAAAAAGAATGGTCTATATTTCATATTATAATTTCTTAATCCTGAGCCTTTAAATTCTGAAGCTAAATTCTTTAGAGGTTTTCTTGTGCTAAACTTATAATTAGGTATACGGAAACCTCCACCAGTTCCAAATTCTACATAAGGGGCATATTTAACTGTTTCATTACCCATTGAGAATGAAGCATATCCATTTTTATAAGGGGTTGATGATATACTTCTTGATAAATTACCTGTTCTTTCGTATGGTTTTTTCGCCTTAGATTTAACTCTAGGCAAATTACCTGCTTTTGCTGTAGCTTCAACTTGCATTGCCATTACAGCTTTATTAACCTCTTGTACTGCATAAGCCTTATATAATTCTGCTGAATTCTTAAACTTATCTTGTATCTGGTTTAAAGCCTTAGTATCTATTGTAAATGATGCCATTACTTAAGTGTTGAGCAACCTATTAAAAAATACTTATTACGATCTTGTTCGTTTATGATAGAATTTATCATGTATAATTTGTTTTGGAAAGTAATAGTCAGCTTCTTATCAAATACCTTAGATGTTGTATATCTAATTCTAAATGTAATATCAGCAGCAAAACCATCTGTACCAGCTATGTTCGTTCTAGTATTACTATCTGTAACAATCTCAGCCCAACAAGTATAATAATCAGCAAGGCTATTCACAAAGCCACCAGCACCGTCAGAAGCTCCAGTCTTACTATTAAAAGTAATCCTATTCATTAATCTTCCTATCATTAGATAATTACGTTTATGCGTTTAAATGGCTTCATAAGCTCGTATGCTGTCATCAAATTAGCTGAAGGCTTAGTTGCCTCAACTGATGACTCTCTGTACTCATATAGGTCTGAAACCATCTTTAAAAGGGCAGTCTTCATTGTTGTAGGAGTAGTAGCGTAACCACAAGTGTAAGTAAATCTAAACTCGTTATCGAAAATGCTAGTCATGTAGACCTTTTTGGTGGTTTCGCCAAGTACCTGATAATCCCCAACAGACATTGCTACCCAAGCTGTACCATCCCAATACTCTACTACAGATATTACGTTAGTAGGTACATAAGGTAGCTCTATAAAACTATCTACATAAGCTACAACTCTTAATGTTCTAGGAGTCATTGCGACACCTGCATATTGCTCAAGTCTTGTTTGAGCTGTATTGATTAAAGATGTAATCAAAGTATCATCTTCGCTGTAATCTACTCTAAGGTAATTCTTAGCTTCCGCTAAAGTAACCACTGTGGCTGAAGGTGCTACTGTGGTTGTTATATCTCTTACTATTTGCATTATGCCATTGTTTTTACAAAAATAACTAAAATATAGCGGACATAAAAAAGGAGGCAGTTTGCGGCT